TTTAATAAACCAATTTTCGTCGAAATTTTGATAAGGGAAGCTGATCTCTTCGATTCGCTCTTTTATCTCTTTATCGAACGGGTAGCGTCGAAGCGCGTCTATAAGATAGCCATATCTTGTCTCAATTCGCAAGCGCTCCTCCTTTCTAACCCCAAGCGGGCTCTAAAATTCTCTTTCGTACACGTCGAAGACTCCGACTTTCTGACTATCGCGATAGGCCAGCGCCTCTTCTTTGGTCTGAAATTCGATCTCTTCAAACGTGGTTGAATGGTTGCAATCCCAGCGGGTGCGTTTTTTATATTTTCTAACGACATAAACTTTCATACTATCCCCCGACGCCGTTTTGATCGGCGACTTCCTGTAATTCCTGCGCCATACGTGAGTTATAATCGGTATTCAGTTTATTAATAATCACGTCTTGCATTGTGTTTTTTTCTTCGATTTTTTCGAGCTCGTCCTTTTGTGTTTGGATCGTTTGTTGCAACTCGCTGCTGCTCGTTTCAAGTGTCCGGACTCTTGCGTTAAGGTTGACGCATACAGCGATTAGGACGAAAAGGATAAACGCAAAATTCGCACATAATAGCTTTACATTATTCGTCATTTTCTCGTCCCTCTTTCCACATAGCCCAGCCAATCACTGCGAGCCCTCCCAGCCACGCAAGCGATAAACCTCCGAATATAACAGTTAATAGATCCATTAATCAATCACCTCCGATTTCTTAACAAAGCCTTTTCGACGTTATACAAGTCCACTGAAGTAGTCTGAATCATACGTGGAATCCGCGCGTCATGCGCTTTAAGACATATCTGGCTTTTCTCAAAATCCACATAAGCCACTTCTTCAATATCTATACATTCTTCAACCCAGCCGTATCTTGTGAATGCGTATATAAACACACTATCACTCATTCCGTTACCTCCAACAATTCTGGGTTTTGATATACATTACCGATGATTACCTCATCACCAGTCCACGCATAACCCTCTCTTATACCTTTTAGATATATAGCTGGCATACCTCCAATGTAAGTACCACCATATTCTTTTTCTAGGTATACTTCATGAAGACAACCTCTGGTACATTTAATAATATCTCCGACAAGAACTTCCTTGCCGTTTTTATCAAATAGGCCCGTGGATTGCATGAGTTCGACATCACTGAAATCTCTCCAATACTCACCGAAATCGTCGTATAACCGAACCCCTTTGGTGTCTATATAAATCCTATCAACAACTGACATTCTCTTTCGCCAGCTATCCCACGCTCTAAGTGTTGGAATCATTCCGCCACCTCCTCAAACTTTACGAACGTCATCCAGTGGGTTGTTCCTCTTTGTTGTCCAAACAAAGGTTTAAATGGAATGACTTTTAGCACCTCTTTTACATTTACCTGGCAATCTGACCACTTAAAAATTAACGTTCCCCCTACTTTTAAGACTCGCATGCACTCTTCAAAACCTTTAGCCAAATCTTCAGACCAAGTTTCTTTTTCAAGTTGACCATACTGGGCTTTCATTATCGAATTAGGTCCAGCCCATTTTAAATGAGGTGGATCAAAAACAACTAGATTAAAAGTATTATTTTCAAATGGCATAGCACGAAAATCGCCGATAACATCAGGATCTACGTTTACTTTTTTACCATGGATTTCAAACTTTTCTTGTCTGACATCCATGAAAGTTGTATGGCTTTCGTTTTTATCAAACCAAAACATACGGCTTCCACAACATGCATCAAGTATTTTAGTTTCCGTCATTTATTCCACTTCCTCAATCTCAATTCCTTCACAATCAAACACCCAGCCAAAACCATCTTCTTCAAGTTCTTTGCGGGTGTGTTTTGAACGATATGGTCTTGATTCGCTAGCTATACCAAAAAACCATTTTTTTAGTTTTTTATTATAACTAAGGTATCCGTTGATATTATCCATACCTACAATTTTCACCAAATACCGTTTCTCTTTCTCGATTGTGTAGCCGAACTGGTGCATGTTTACTAGCGTTTGAATAGGGTTGTTTTCCACATCGTTTACCCAAAATGCAAACTCACTTTGAATCTTCTCTGGTTCGTCTTTCGAAGAAATCCAATCCCACACATTATATTCAAAATCATCTTTATGTTCCTCATACCAATCCGCCACAAACTGCGGTACTGTGACTTTCTCACGTTCCATAGCACAATCAAACTTACCTTGATCGTATCCAGCTTTATATTTTAAAGTTCCATAATCACTGCCAAGCTCATTCAAAATTTCGTTGAGCCAAACTTTCTGAGTGCCGAGATCTAGTTTTTTAATTCGTGCGATGACGTCTTTTAGTTTAATTTTATTTTTATTGACCATTTGCTCCGCACTTACAACAAACTCTTTCGGTATTTCTACTCTTTCGCCACCTTCAAGAACCACGACGATTCGGTGCAGACCATCTGTCGAACGAGTAAATCCATCATAAGTTCCATACAATAAAACTTTAGTCCAATCTTCCATTTTATAAATCCTCCTCTAAATCATCGACAATAAAATAGTTAATATTTTTTGGGTTTACAAAAATATTTCTAATCTTCATTAAGTTTCCGTTATTAAACTGACTAATAATTTTCTTCAACTCTTCTTCATCAAAATCATTCGCTACAAACTTGATTTCATTCAAATTTGTAAAACTAATTGTGAATTTTTTGTGTTCGCAAAAATCTAATTCATTCATTCGGCAAATCCTCCTCTTTCACAAACGATCCATCAATCCATTTACCTTTACGATCTTTAATTTCGTTATATGCCACCTCAAAACAATCCGCGAAGTCGTAGTTGAGTGCTTTACTAATAGATTTAAGATAAGCCACTGCACGTACTAGATTATGTCTGCACATTTCTTTACTTGCCAAATCCTGCGATAGCTGGAATTCGGAAATGTTAGCGTTTAGCAATTTAAAACTTTCCATCACCTCTTTAGGTCTGACACCATCTGCTCTCTCGAAGATATTGTGTACGTCTACGTCAATCAAAAGAGCAAGACCTACGATCACTACCGCACAATCACCGATGCTATCCTTGGTTAGCTTTTCATTTTGTTTGAGGTATCCAGCGCATAGCTCGCCAAACTCTTCACTTAATTTGAGAGCTTGCTTATCTAACCGTCCACCGTTTTCCAAGTCACGGTCGATAAACCATTTCTTGGTTAGCGTTACTAATTCCTGTTCTAGTTCCATAATTTTTTTATTAATCCTTTCTTTGATTGCCCGTGATCTTCCAACCACTGCCGTTTTGCCAATGTTTTTTTTGTATGAGCAAGTCGCTACTCGTATCTTCTAATCGCTGTCGATCCAGTCGTATGGACCGTTTAATTAAATCAATTTCCATGTCTGTTCCAACTTTCCCAAAATGCAGAGGGGTGCTCATGCCCTCTTATATTTCGAAAAAGAGAAGACTACCTTTCTAAATTTATAGTGAGCAATGACCAGCGAGTGGACTTGCACCACTCTGTTTGCGCTAACACTGGCCAGCTATCGGGACGGGGCGATAGCAGTGAAAAAAAGTAACAAAAAACTATAAGGAGTCCACGAATATTCCCGTCCTAAATCCTATAGAGGGAATCGAACCCTCTGAGGTTTCCAAGCCTCGCACCAGCATAGGATGTTAGTTGTAAGCGTATATCAGACTTACTTGTATGTAATAGATTAAGAAAGGACTCTCCTTTTTTTATTTATCGGTTGATATACATTTTTCGAATCGTGTGTTAAGGCATAAAACCAGTAGTTTTATCACGATTCGGTATGACTGACAGACCTGTTATAGTCTACCAGCCTTAATTCAAATTCCTAGCAACCACGCACGTTCTTGATAATATTTTTTAATCGCTACTCGCCTCTTGCTTGGTTTTTTAGTTTTAATACCAGCATCAGTTATACTTTCAATGAAGCTCTCTCGTGCTTCTTTTGCTACTTCGTGAACTCGTGGAGAATTTTCGATGAAGTAGTTCATACATTCCAGCAGGAAGTCGTCATCTAGCAAGCCCTCGAAATAGACCAAGTAGATTGTAGATGGCATTTTATTTTCTTTTCTTGCCACACAAATCTTATTTGCTACTTCTGCAGGCCGTTCTGCGCCTTGATTCTTAAATATCTCAGTGTGCTTCTCGTATTTACTGGCCAACTCGTCATATTGTTTAAAAAATTCTTCTACCAGTGACATCATTCACCCTCGCATATTCATTTTTTTCGCCTTTCCATTTACTAAATTTTTTTAATTTTAATTTCAATTCGTGGATTTGGCGAGTACACTTTTCTTGTTGTATGTTCTACAACTTGGTTATCGTCCCACCAAACGCAGTTAGCATCTGAAATGCTGTCATATATTGCCTTTTCCAGATTGTCAAGATCTGGTTTCTTGGCACAATAGATTTTCTCATTTAAAAATCGTTCGTATCGTTCCCACGTTTTCGCTTTGGCCTTTGGTGTGGGTTTTTTAGATACAACTTGAGGCGCTTTTAGATAAAACGTGACTTCTGTTTTAAGATAGCCTTGTAACTTCTCGCCCTTATATAGACTTTTAATGAGGTATGTAGCAGAATTTCGCCATGCTTTCATTTTTGGGTCTTCGTATGCCCCGCCTCGCCCAAATTTTGGGCGGGTTTGAGGCTTTGGCTCGATAGGTATTGTTAGCTCAATCATTTTACAGTTCTACCAATTTTTTGAATAAGCGATCAAGGGCATCGAGGTCGTATTCTTTGATACTTTCATCTGGTTCTTGCAGTTCTGATCCATCCTCTTCTGTGATCTCATACTCGGCTTTTACTTTAACCATGCGACCACCTACCGCTTTAGCAATGTTATATATCGCTTCTTCTGACTCTTTATCTCCTTTTTCAAAAACTAAAGCACCGCGTACATCACTAGTAAAATCAGCATTAAACGTCAGTGCGCGTTCTCGATTTTTATATCCTGCTAAAAAATTGTTCTTCCCATTTTGTGCGATTGCGTAAAATTCTTTTTGTTGTTTCATGTTATTTCTCCTTTTTTAAAATAAAGTTAGTTGCTGTTTAAAATCTGCAAAAGTAAGTCCGATTGTTCTCAGATCGTTACTAATAGCGGTTATGTCGTTAGTGATAATTATTTTGTTTAATTCCCTTGAATACCGCTGTGTCTGATATCCTCCAAGATCATCTTTATCCCAGATGTCTTGTATAGTTTTGATCTCCGGGTACTCTCTGGCAAAATGTTCTTCAATCCAAGTCATAACAATGTTAATTTGATTCCTTCTGTCATTTTATCCTCCCAAATTGCTAAACGGGACTTCCCATTGATAATCATCGTATTCCCGACAAACATCTTTGACAATTTTACCTTTGGAAATTTCAATTTCCTGTGTAAATTCCATACCCATCTCAAACGTAAAGATTTTAACATCGACATCAAACTTACTTGAAATTTCTTGATAATTTTCTGGGATAGCACTCCATGCTTGCTCAAAATCATCCAGTTCGACGGTACAAAATTCTTCTTCAAGCCAAACTTCTATTTGCTTTTGGTCAATAAATGCTCGTCTTGTACCATTGATGTAAAAATAGGGATCTTTACTGTTGAATATAAGTAGATCACCATTATATTCAACTTCTAATGTTACAGTGTTGCTTAATAGCATTTCTTTCAATGCTGATGCAATATTTTCGCTTTTTCCTCTTAATTTAAGAGATCCTTTGGCCCAATTTGGCATTTTTTTCTCCTTTGTTTTTAGAATGGTAAATCATCATCTGAGATGTCCATAGGGTTTGCATTCATAGGCTCTGCCTGTCGTGAAAAGTCTGGCCGGCTGTAACCTTGCGACTGCCCACCTTCACGGTCTTTCCGACTTTCCAAAAGCTGGAAGTCATTCGCCACAACCTCGGTCACATATACACGCTGACCTTGCTGGTTTTCGTAGCTTCTTGTTTGAATACGTCCTGTGATCCCAATCAAAGCACCTTTTTTGGCCCAGTTTGCAAGGTTCTCTGCTTGTTGTCGCCAGATCACGCAGTTGATAAAATCTGTTTCACGTTCTCCGTTTTGGCTTTTGAAATTGCGATTAACTGCCAAGCTAAAAGTTGCTACTGCTTGATTGCTTGGAGTGTATCGTAGTTCTGGATCTCGTACCAGACGGCCCACTAATACTACATTGTTAATCATTAAAACTAATCTCCAATCAAATTATTTAAAGTGACGATACTGTTTAATTTCTTTTGGCTACGGCAATAATCGCAATGACCGCAAGCTATAGGCTCTATCTTTCGCTGGATAACATCCCAGACTTCCTTAATGGTTTCTTTTACTTCTTCCAGACCTTCCTCAAGCCATTCTTCATCAATCCGAATAACTTCTTTGTCTGGCACTTCTTCCTTGCTGACTGCTACGATGATAGGCCGAAATTCGTCACCCGTCATTTGTTTTAGTAAGTCTCGATAGATTGCAAGTTGTGAGTGATACCCAAAACCTAAAATGTTATTGACTGCTGTTGGTACCTTGCGTCGCAGTTCTGCGTTCCATTCCATATCATAGATAGACTTCATTGTCTTTAGGTCTGCAAAATATCCCTGCGTCAAGTTCACGCTGTCCAGTTTCCCTTTAAATGGTACCCCCTCAATTTCGCCATACACGATCATTTCTTTTTCAACCTTTTCGGTTGCGCTGCCGTGATACAGCCGATTGAAAGAGGGATCATCTTTCAAAGATGCAATCATAGAGTCACCGATCAAAAACTCTTTCTTTAATTGTCCCTTAGTTTTACCAGCCTTTGAAATTAGCTTGTCGCCATTTTCTTTTAGAAATGCTTCGTGCGTTTCTTGGCTCTCAAAGTAGCTGTGTACATAGTTTCCTAAAAGTAGGGGTGTTTCATCTCGTAACTCAGTCCATGCACCACCCTCTACAGCGAGGGCGCGTGCTGGACATTTTAAGAATTGCTTCATTCGTGAGTAGGAAAGGTACTCTTTATCTTGATAATAATTTTCTTGAGTTAACTTTTTCATCATTGCTCCTTAGGCGTGATTGTGCCGCCTTCAAATAGTCCAAGTTCTTCATAAACACCATCTTCAAACTCAGAACCACTCTCAGACGCTCCTGTTTGCTCTGTACGCTCTTTTTCTGGTTCAGTAGTATTATCTGCTGGTGTACCTTCCAAAAAGCTCTCAAGCGATTCTGTAGTGTCTGGTGGGGTTACGTCTTTTGCACTATTTTGGACATTGCTATCTACATTGTCGTCAATAATGGCCTGTTGCATCTCGATTGACAAAGGAGCATAGGTTGAAAGTAACTGTTTTAATACTGTCTTGCGCGCCATTGCGTCAAAATCAGTTTGCCACGGGCTAGATTTACCACTGAAAGAACGGCTGTACTTCTTACCATGCGCAAGAACGCGATCCTTGGTCCAGAATAAGGTTTTTTCGAAACCGTTTGAGAGTCGCATGAATGCAAAGTAACCAGCTACTTCTTCGTTCGCTTTTGGCAAAGCCTGCATATCTACTTCCAAGTCTTCAGTAAGTGGGTTATAGCCTTTGAATTGGCTTGCGTAGATTTCCCCAGCGTTTAATTTGACAATTTGACCACTACGCTGTGCAAGCTGGATCAACCCCTTGTAACCTAATTGGAATTGTGCTTCTGAGCCATACGGCACGATGTAAGCAAATCCAAGGTTAGGGTCAATAGGCAAGTCAAGCGTTGCTGCTTTCATCGCTGCGTTCAGTACGCTTGTGTTTGATGCCTTGGCAAGATGGCTGTTGTTGTTTACGATTGATAACAAACTGGTAACAAACTGCGTTTCACGGCCATTCACTACCGATTTCAGTTTTTCTAAAACTACAGGGCTGTTAAAAGCGTCCTTTGGTGCCATTAAATCAAAATTGTTTCTACTCATTTTTCTTTTCTCCTTTTTAATCTTCTTCGTAGTGGATCCAGCGACCATTCACACAATACCAATCATCTGGATTTCTGCGTTCTTCCTCAATTTCTGGTTGTAGATAATCGCGATCATAATCAAATGGAAACATTCTCGCGCTCCTTTAATTCCTTGTAACTGTCCCAGCTCGTAGACTTCAAGCTATTCAATAGCTTCTGCTCTGTCTTGATCTGCTTCTTGTACTGCAAGACCCACGCTGTGTACTCATCGTCATTTTCTGCGAAATAATACCCGCGAGGAAGTGACCGACTGGCCACGATAGGCACTGAGAATTTAAGTCGTAGTTCCGCGATACCCTCGCGAACTTTTCGAATTGATAAATTTGTCATTTTAGCGATATCATGAGTTGTCAGCACATTCGCTCGTCCAACTCTGATACAAGCTAGTATTAGCTGTAAGCGTTCGTTCATTGCTTATCTCCTTTTCTTGATGGATACTCAACAGACATACTCCAGTCGTTATCTGAATAAGAATGTTTCCGTGCTTCTGCAAGGTCTAAGAATGATGCTCTATACCCTTCGTTAAATCTTTCTTGCAAGTCTTCTTCGTACTGTCGCATGATTGCTTCCTGTTTGGCCAGTCTTGTTTTTCTACGCTGTTCTTCTTTAAAATCCCAGAGCGCTCCAGCGAAGCCCGCTAAAAAGAATAGCCCTGCTACTGTCATACATCCTAAAATTTCATCATACATTGTATTGCTCCTTATTGATTTTTCTGATTGCGTTATAATATCCGCTATCCTTTGGTATTGTGTACCCTGTTAAATCGTCTACCTGGCTACCGTCTGCCATAATATTGATTATGCGCGGTCGCCATTGATTTTTAGTTTTCATTTTGTTATAATTCCTTTAGAAAGTTTTATCTCTGGGCTTCTTGGAATTGCCTTTTCCAAGATGCCTTTTTTTATGCTCTACCAGCTAAACGGCAAGCGTACAGGTCCATGATTTTTCCTCTAGCACTATCTGGATCACTAGCTAGTAGCTTTGCTTTAATTTCGTCTGAAAGCTCGTAGCAAGTAGCTTCAAAGCCCTCAATCATTTTGTCAATCAAAATGGCAATTTCCTCCTGTCTTCTGCATTGTCCGGGTACTTAAAATACAAGTCCCGTCCACCTTTGGTTATGCGACTGACCAGGCCGGTTTCAAAAAGTGACTTCATTTCCGATCCTACAAGGTTCGTTGTGATGATTGTCGCTTCTCGCTCGTCTAATAAGCTGTACAGAAAGTCTTGCTTCCACTGCGCATTGTCAGATCGTCCGAGGTCGTCTAAGATCAGATAGTCAACCTTTTTTAATAGCTCCAGCCATTCGTTGCTGGTCATTCCCTCTTTGCGATTGAAAGAGTTTTGAATTTTGATAAATAAGGCTGGTAAGTTGATAAATAGAATGCTTTTAGGTAGCTTGTTTGCTTTCCAGTCAGCGTTCAACTTACTTGCTACTGCCATTGCTAGATGTGACTTACCGCGTCCAGCTTTTCCCATTATCAGAGCGTTACCTTTCCCATCATGCAAGTAGTGCGATACCAAACGCAGAGCGTAATTTTTGGCTTCCTGGTCGATTTGATTCGTTACCGTGAAGTTTTTAAAACTCGCTTCTTTCAGTCCGCTCGGTATGATGCTGTTTTTATCAAGCACGTCGTACGTCTTGCGTAAGATAGTAGCTGTATGAGATTGTCCTATTTTTAGTGCTTCTTCCCATTCCATCTTCTCTCTTTGGCATTTTGAGCAAAAAGTACGGTTTCGCTCATCTTGTAGTGGTATATCATCATTTAGCGACCATTTGAAACATTGATGAATTTCACACGTTTCCGATTCGTTAATGTGATAGACAAGCGGTAGATCCATAGGCTATCCCTCCTCGTCTTCTTCCCAGGGTAACAAGTCAGTGTAAGGACTGAACACCGGGTTCTTGATAGGATAGGGACTGGCCTCTTTTTTTGTTTGTTTTGCCTGTCTCTTGCGGTCATGATCCTCGACTTGTTCCAAAGAAGTAAAGCCTTCTTTCTTCCAGTTTTCTAAAATTGCTTTTAGATAGTTAAAACTGGTTGAACCTGCATCTTCTGTCTTTTCTACAGCGTACTGGATCATTGGGATTGTAAAGTGATCTAATGTGATATAGTCCATTAACATTTGAGTGTGTCGCTCGTTAATTTTGATGTTGCTGTCTTTGATAATTTTTGAAAAAGATTTTTGACCAGCGTCATCGTCATTATCTGACCTTGACTCTACTAGACTATACTCACCTATACTATCCTCTACTATCCTATCCTTACCTATACTATGCTGACACTTGCCCGTCACTTGCCCGTCATCTGTCTGACACTTGCCCGTCACTTGCCCGTCAATGTATTTTTTTTGACCTGTAACCCGTTTCCCTTCAACTACCAAGTCTGTTTTTTCTAGTAACAGTTCGCGGTATCGTGAGGGTTGTACCCGGTCTGCTCTGATTTTGTTTTGTTCTTCAAAGTCAGTGATAAAGTAAACCATGTCGTCGTTTAGTGGTAAGATGAATTTTTTTACAATCAGCAAACCCAGCGAGTCTTCCTTAGCTCCGATCATTCGGACGATTGGAAAAGCCTCAACCACTCCATCGTCGTCACTCGATAAAATCAAGTGAGTATATAGAGCTTGCGCTTCGAACGGCATCATTAAAAACTTTCGACTTTGAAAAATCTTTTTTGATAGCATTCTTCTTTCTGCCATTTATACCTCCTGCATGCTCCAATCATTGTCTGAGTGCGAGTGTTTGCGAGCTTCTGCAAGATCGATAAATAATGCTCGATAGCCTTCGTTATATTTCTCTTGCAGATCTTCCTCATACTGTTGCATGATCGCATCTTGTTTAGCTTTGCGGGCTTTCTTACGTTGCGCACGTTTAAAGTCCAAAACTGCCCCAGCGAATCCTGCTGCAAAAAATGTTCCTGCGATTGTCATGCAAGCCAAAATATCGTTATACATGTTGTGTCTCCTTCTCTAACTCCAAAATTTCATGTACATCGTTTAAATCGTACATTGTATATTTCCCTTGTTTGCGAAATTTCAATCCCTTGCGTTTCAAGCGTTTTAAGTATTCGTTGCTAAATCCAAACATATCTTGTAATTCTGCTTGGCTGACTGGTAGCAATTCCTTTTTAGCTTGTTCTTTCGCTTCAAGATAGATTTCTCTGATTTGTTCTTTGATTAGTTCTTCAATCATTGTCTATCTCTCTATTCTGTGTTA